AGCGCTGCTGCTGCTTGAAGCATTGCTTGGTTTCTGATTGCGTCTTGCTGACCTGCACTTAAATAGTCTTCTAGTCCAGAGCCACCACCGCCAAAGAGTAAACCACCAAAGTCAGTTGTTGCCATGTCTTACCCCAGTAAACCAAGGATTGCACCAATACCAGCGCCATAACCAGTACCTAGTGCTGGTATTGCTTTACCTAAAGCAGCTCCACCTAAAGCACCACCCAAGGCACTTGTGCCGTAGTTGCGATAGTAAGGTGACTCAGTAGTCATGCCGAGATTTGGTAAATTTATACCCAAACCAGCAGAAGAGATACCTAATTTCTCAAGTCCTAGATTGCGCATAGCATCGAGTTGAGCTTGCTCAAACGCTTGTCTTGTACCGCCAAGACCTAAGACAGTCTGCCCACCTTGCAGGGCTTGCTGCCTTGCGTACTGCGCGAGCTGTGATGCATCCCTAAAACCAGCCTGTCTTAGACCTGCCGAAGCTCTTGCAGACTCACGCAACGCTGCCTCGTTGAGCATTCCTTGCGTGATGCCTTGGCGCGAACCACCAAACGCTCTTGCAGCCGTAGCCTTACCGCGCTCTGTTAAATCTGCCATTTGCCTTTGCTTTTCAATGTCTTGTAATGTTTGCTGGACGACTTGTTGTTCGTAAGGATTTTGAAATTGAGCAATAGTCTCACCAGTAAATGGCGTAAGCGATGTATTGACAAGCTGCTCTTCGCCAGCCTGATACATTGGATTAAATCCAGCAAATTGCTTATACGGTAATGCAGCAGCGACATTTCTGCCTTGCTGCACATTTTGTAAATAAGCTCTCTTTAAATCAGGATCAATCGACTGAGTTTGTACCGTAGTACCGCCACCTTTGCTCATAGTAAACCCCTTAATTTTGTCTTAGGTATTGACTTGCTATTTATCATATCGAGCAACCCTCTTCCATACTTCTGTACTGCTGATTTCTTGATGACATACTCGCCAAGTTGAGTCTTGCGGTATGCGTCGTCTGGTCCTGCTGGATTATCGCCAAAGGTGTTTTGTCTTGTAGCCATGCCCTCTAAAAACTTTGGCACTCCAATAAAACCACCCATGTAGTCGCCACCATCACCACCCCCAGAGCCACCGCCACTACCCCCGTCTCCTGACGATCCGCTATCACCGACAGCACCGCCACCCCCGCCACCAGTTGCACCGCTATCGCCAGTAGAAGCCCCATCGCTTGCGACACCACCGTCGCCTTCTCCAGCAGCAGCAGCAGCAGCAGCAGCAGCCGAATCTGATTCAGAACCTTGCGCAGCAGAGGCAGAGGCATTGGCAGCAGCTACTGCTGAGGCTGCTGCATCTGCTGCCACAGTATCATTTGCAGTTGGCGCTGCCACCACATTGCCATTGGCATCAACGGTCACGGCAATTCCCAGTGCATTCATTGCTGAAATTACGCCCATAACATTTGACATTGCGTCCATTTGAGTGTCTGAAATAGACTGACCGATCGCATTAGAGATTGCTCCAAATGGTGCTAAACCACCAAGTGACTGACCATATCCCATCATGCCAAGCCCAAGGCTTTGCATACCGCTACTTACACCCTGACCATCACTTGGAGAACTTGTGCCTGATCCGCTACTAATTCCATCTCCACCAGCACCACCGCCACCATAAATGCTGTCGCCACCGTTATATTGATAGTTTCCATAGGATGGGTTTAGTAACCCAAAGCCAGAATAAAGCGACGGGTCATAACCACCAGTCACTTGATTGGAATAGCTTGGATAGCTGTATGGACTTTGTAATCCATATGCAGCCATAATTTTTTCATAAGGTGTCATTGCCACTTATAGCTCCTTGCTTAACATGAACCATTTTGGTTCATATCCTTCATCTTTTAGGAATGTCTTTTCCCATCCCTTGCGACCTGCGAGCGTGACTCTGGTACATCCCAGATTTTTAGCCCAAGCCTCAATGATGGGTCTCATTGATTTGAGTTCATCTAGGTTTCCACCAGCCAAAAAATAGTGCAAGACCTTGACCTGTGGGTAAACAATAATCTCAGTAATGACTGCCGAATTGTGGTGATTCCAGATTTGAAACCTGCCATCACTTACACCTTGGGCAACATCCTCAATCGTGTGCGTTCCTGCCGAGTATTTTAATGCCGACTCGATAGGTTCTCGCAACCTCCAAAACTCATCAATGTCGCTCACCTCTTCCCCATCGGGACTACCTCAACTCTGTTCACGCCAACTCTCCAGTCTTCTAAGACTGCTCCCGTGTACCTGACCTTGACCTGTCTGGCAGCGAACCTCACATCTGTGGGTTGAGCTGCTGCATACGGTCCATAAGTCGTCTCAGTCGAAGTCGGATACATCCGAGCCTTAAAGGACACGACGACCTCACCCAAGGTCTGCTCGTCTGGGATAACTTGCTTTACGCTCATGATGTTGTCGCCATTACCTATCTCAAAAGGACCTGACTCCACGAATGGAGAAGCCCCGTCGTATGCGTAGCCAACCTCGTGCTCGTATATGTAACCGTCAGTTGAGATCATCAAAGGATAGGTGAATACACCTCGGTCAGTTCCAGCAGTCCGAGCCAAAGTGCCAATCGACCAATGCCCTTCGCGGTAGTTGTAGGTGACATAGGAGTCGTTCTCATTGCTGGCGCTCGATGGATAGAACCAGATGCACTCGCCATACTTACTATTGTGGACAGCGTAGACCTTGCTGGATTGGTTGTAGTTAATGTTCTGAAAGATGTAGTCGCCAACATCTGAAGGCAATGGCTTGACATAGCCGTCATATATCCAGAACCCTGACTTAGACATCCAGATCGCTGCCGTGTCAATGGCTGCGACAGCCTGAGAGGAGATCACGCCACACCCTGATCCTGCCTTCTCGAATGAGTAAACATAGGGCAGTCCGATGTAGCTGGCAGCGTGGACATCGACATCGGTAAAGATTAGATTGACACCGCGCACGCGCTTGCCACACTTGATTGAGCCGAGAGAGTTGATCTCAAAGTCACCCGCCTGATTGGTAGCCGATGGTGTCCAGACCGTATTGTTTTCTTGGTCACACCATGCAACTTTGCGTGGATTGCCTGACGCACCAAGGGCAAAGACAAAGCGCTCTGCCGTGGTCATAACGGCTTCGCAACCAGTTGGCGCGTTCACAATAGCAATAGCCCTTGTTGGCGTGACAAAGCCTAGTTGCCATTCAAGGAGCTGACCGTCAGCGTTGGAGCACGCAACCAGATATTCGCCCCATGAGTCCATTGACCAAGTAGTCGCGGGGATTATTCCCCCTAAGTCTGGACGCGCCACACCATAAGCAAAGTTACCATAAGTGCTGTAACCGTAACCAGTCTTTAGCGTTGCGTCTGTAATGCCAGATGTGAAAGTGACTGGTGTTATGTCTTTCAAGACACCAGCCTCGCTCATTGCGTAGAGCTTTGTAGGCGTGCCAGCAGCAATAAAACGCACATCTGAGTTATCGCGCCATGTCAGCATCCCGCGACTGACACCAGTCATCTGTGATGCCGATCTCTTACGCCACCCACCCACAGGTCTTAGCGTGTTCTCAAACCACCTGATCAGGTTGGAGTCGAACCAGCGCCCCGCAGACTGGTACTCTGTACCGTTGCGGTAGATTCCTGCTGGGATTTTTAAGGGTACGAGTGCCATAGGTCAATTATGCTGAAAGATTGGAGACAAAGGTAACCGTCGCAATGACTGACGGGATCACAGGTCTGGTTGGCGTGGAACTGGCAGCGTAGTGCTCGATGGCAACACCAACATCAGTTGGTCTCCACATCAGCTCAACATAGTCGTTTGTGTCCAGACTCACAAATAAGTTCATTGCAGCAACAATGTGGAATGGATCGCTTGGAGACTTGCGTGCAGCAAAGCCAAACCTTGAGTTTGACTTGTCAATGTTTGTGCCGTTCTTTCTAAACCAAATGTCCACATCTTGCGGTGCATTGGTTGTGTTTGTGAGCTGCACGCTGAACTGGATGTTATAAATTCCAGCTTGTGCAACATTGAGCCTTGACGAGTTTGACAAGGTTACGCCATTGCTTAAATCAGTCGTATCGAATGTGATTGCATAAGCAGTCGTCGTATTGGCTGCCACTTGATCAGTTAAGTCTAAAAAAGCCCCATAAGGATTGTTTAAATACTTACCACCACGCGGTGACGCAAGGGTCTGTAAGACATTCGTTAGCTTTAAGAAGAAGGTGCGTAAGGCAGCATTCGTCTGCGCAACAGTCAAACGGTCATACTTGTCCTGCGGATTAGGCAGGTCTGGCGTGGCAGGGGTCTGGAGCTGCTGATAAAGGTTGGTCATAGAGCTTTAGCGTATTCCTCTTGACTCAACAATCCGACTGCATATTTGTTTTGTGGTCTAAAGATGGTGAGTTTTTGCCCACGCATCTCAGGTGCGAAGGAGATATGAGTCCAAGACGCATATTCGTGAATCATCTGGTCAAACTTGATACCTGCTGCCTCGATAGCCTTGCAGACCGCTAGAGGGTTGCCAAAGTCCTTACAGGTGAAGTCAATCGCCCAGCCGTCCATGTGGCTAGAGACCTTCGATCCACCGACCGCCACATTGACATCTGGCAGACGCAACCATGAATTGACATGAATGGACTTACCCAGCAGTTTCCTGACCTCTTCCATCCCAGCAGCCGACTTCTTCATGTTTTCTAATTGTTGCGGAGACGGTTGGTTGTTGATGCCCATTCTTATTGCGGTGTCAGAGTGCGTTGCCTCTTCAAGACTGAAGTGCTCACTTAGTTGCATCGTCTTCTCCCACAATGGCTTTTGCAATGGCTGTTGATGCCTTGCGTCCTGAGATACCACCCATTGTTCCCACGCCCATAAACGCAATGGCTTTAAGAATTTCCAAGAATACTGAGTCGATTGGTGCAAGCTCTGGGTCTTGCTTCTCAAACCCAATGAGGTACAAGACACCAAACGCAATGCCTAGAACCATGATGGTGATCGACTTAACGACAAATGCCCAGACTTGAACCTCGACCTCTTCGACAGTAGGCTTCGGACGGTTGACCCTAGCCAGCAATAGTTGCTTTAAGAATTCAATCATTTTGCACCTTTCATCATCTCTTCAGTCTTAGCCTTGCTACCAGCAGAACTACCGCGATGGAAGTTAACTACCGTTCCCGTTAGAGTCCACAACGATCCTAGAGCCGTAAAAGCCATTGACTTGTTTTGCTCTGGTACGCCAACAATAAACACCACAAAGGTCATGGTGAGAGCGCCAGCAATGATCGCTACATCGATGACATAGGCAATGTTCTTTGCTAACCAAGACGCTGTGGCAGAGTTCTGTATCTCTGAATTCATCTTCCTTGCGTCGGCAGTATTTGCTGCATCAATCTTCGCCATCTCCAACTCAAGCTCTGCTATCTTTTCAGCAGCCTTTGGATCGCCAGCAATAGCCTTCGCAACGGCATCAACACTATCAGACACGCCAAACTTACTAGCCAAAGCGGTAATAGCAGCGCCACCCATAGGACCAGCGACAGCCATTGCCAGCGTGGGTGCGACACCCTTGAGAAGACCGAGTAGTTCATTCATTGCTTTGCCTTTCCATTAGCCTTAATTGTCTGTTTATTTGCTTCTCTTTTTTCTCCAACCTCACTTCGGCTTTTTGTATCTTGATCCACATACTAATCAAGACTGGCGTGATGATTAAGACAATCGTCAGCATTACACACACAAGGATCAGAATGCTTCGATAAATGAATTTATCCATACGGCATAAAGCCAAGAAACTACGAGCAGCGTGATAAACAATCCCATGCCAAGCTCAATCTTTTCTTGTCTTAACCTTTCCTGTCGGTATGCTTCCTTTTGTCGCCTGATTCTAATTTGCTCCTTGCGTTTTTGTTGTTCTGCTTGAACCTTAGAGTAGATGGTGTTGTAGTTCTCCCAGAGTGGTCCGAGCTGATAAGGCACACTAGCCCCGCGCATCATTCCACTTAACTTGACATAGCTCTGGTCTAGTTCGTTTTTGAAAACAGAGAGTTCCAGAATCGTCTCAGGGTCTGGATCGCTACTTCTAAATACCTCTTCATATTTGAAATCAACATACTCGGTTAGCTCCTTGTGGTGTCTGAAAAAAGCACCTAAGTGCTTAATGAATTGCTGAACGATCTCGGCTTCATTAGGAATGTGCGTTGTGTAGACTTCCTTCTTTTTCTCCACAGGCTTGGTGTCTGTGGCTGCTGGCTTGGACTCGGCTGGCTTTGAGCCACCAAATAACCCGCTAAAGAATCCCCATATCCCTTTGACTTCCTTTGCGATTGCTTGGGCATCATCGGTTGCCTTCTTTATCTTTTGTACAGCGACCTTACCTTCGGACAAGGCATTGCAGCAGTAAGTGATCCCGTCATAAGCCAGTTGCATGGCTTTGAAAGCAGCGCCAATGGTAATTGGATCAAACACATCTTATAGCTTATAGACCAAATATCTTTGAGACAAACTGCGCAGCAGCCGTCGGTCCGAGTAACACAGCAATGATCACGGCATAGAGCAAATACTCAATCTTAGCCATGCGCTTCTCGCCTTCTCTCAAGATTCGATCAATATTTGAGTAGCGCTCTGTGCATATCGCCTCATGCACAGCCAAGCGTGTCTCAGTATCCTCAAGCATTACCAAGGCACTCCAGTAGCAGTTACAGGATTCTTCTGCAAAGCAATTTGACTTGCTAGGCTTGCCTCTACCGCCTCTTTGTCTACGCCATTAGCCCATATCCAACCTAATACAGTCTCTTGTGTAAGGTTGGCATAGGCAATGGTAGGAGTGCCATCTGCCCATGAACTTGTTGCGTATGTAGATGCAGAGTAATGCCCATCTATTGCGCTTGCAGTCCAATGTGCGGTAGTGACAAACCCGTTAGAGGTTTGGCGGTCTAGTTGTGTGATTGTCCAAGTGGTAGCCATTATTTACTCTCCAAAGCCACCACACGGGCGGTTAGTGCGTTGATTGTTTCGGCTTGCTGAGTCAATGTTTCGTTTTGTTTTTTAATCAAGTTAAGTAAATGAGGGACAAAGCGGTCATACTGAACACCATCTACTACGGGTTTTTCTAAATTAACAGTTGTTGATTCGCCATTTTCGTTTTGAATTGTTTCAGTAGTTCTTAAAAACACAAGACGAGGGTCAATTTCGGCAACTTCTTCCGCAATAAATCCCCAATAACCATAATCTTTGTTGTCACCGCTACATAACGACCGAAACCAAACTGGTCTACATTGTAAAAGTGCTTCAGAATAAGAATCTTCTATTGTTTCTACATCTTTTTTATATCTAATAGAAGAGGTTGACCTATATATTTGATAGATTGAACCGCTATTAAGAAACATATTTGAAGCATTAACAGTTGTGTTGTTATAAACAGTACTGTTTAAGTCAATATTACCGCCAGCCTCAATAGTCATGTATGTTGATGTAGCACCAGTTGTTTTGCCACCATACCAAATAAATGAACCAAAATTAGATGCATCACCATCAGCAAAGAAACGAGTTTGCCCTGCGTTGTTATCTATAACAAGTGAGTTTGAAACATAAGGCAATGTTCCCCATCCACCGCCACTAATACTCATCGCACCTGTTCCTGAAATTCCACCAGCAACATCTAATTTCACACTTGGCGAACTAGTACCAATCCCCACATTACCAGACGCATCCAGCGTCATTGCTTGAGTTAGTGTTACTGCTCCATTAGCCGAGCCTGAAGTTGCTGTATACCATTTATGTTGGCTCTGATATTGAGCATACATAGAAGCATATCCAGTAGAGGCATATTTCCAGCCACTACTGTAATATAAATTAGATGTGAAATAAGGACCATCAAACTGAGATGTTACAAGACCAATAGTAGAGGGTCCAAATTCTAATGCTCCAGATACCCCTATTGATTTTGGAGTTCCACCAATCCCCACATTCTGTGAAGTATCAATAGTTACCGCAGTAGTGCCAGCAGACTGCAATGTCAGGGCTGTAGCAGATGCGCTTGAGAACTGATTGATAGTGGGTGTTGTTAGCGTTTTATTAGTAAGAGTATCTGTGGTTGCACGACCTACCAAAGTATCTGTGGATGTTGGCAGAGTCAAAGTACCTGTATTAGAGATTGTGCTGATTACAGGAGCAGTCAAGGTCTTGTTGGTCAGGGTATCTGTCGTTGCTTTACCAACCAAGGTATCGGTTGCCGCAGGGAGTGTTAGGGTGGTAGTACCAGCCACCGCAGTTGCCGTGACTGTCGTAGTCCCTGATGTGGTTCCAGCAAACTTGACTGTGCCAGCAAGCGTTAATGTCTTACCGCTACCAACATTAAGACCTACCGATGTTCCAGTACCTGCTCCTGCAAAGATCGCATCTACCGAATCTAAGTCGGTATTGATCTTCGTGCCCCATGTGTCAGTTGACGCGCCTACCTCTGGCTTAGTCAGTAATAGGTTAGTTGTTGTGGTATCTGCCATATTTCACCTTCATGCTGGGACTTGCGTCCATGTTTCTGAATTGTCTGCAATTTCTGTCCAAGTCTCTGGCGTATCTGCCTCTGCCGTCCAAGTCTCTGCCGTGTCTGGAATTGTGCTCCAGCCAAACCCAATCATCGTCCCGACAGAGCAGGTTATCTCATTGCCAATTATCTCAATACTTATGCCGTTTGTAACGCTGCCAATGGATAGTGTCGAAGCGTTACCTGTAACGGCAAAAGTTCTCTCGTCTAAAGATAGCGTGCCAATCGATAGGGTTGATGCGTTGCCAGTTAGAGCAATGGTTCTGGATACGCTGACAGAACCAACATTACCTGTGGCAATCGTTCCCTCTTCTTGCTCGGAGATATTGACACCAAGCGTTTCAATATTGAGAGTTGACGCATTGCCACTAATGACGACATTGCCTATGCCATAGACACCTAAGCCGTAGTAGCCAGAGCCGTAAGCAGCCATCTTGCTGCCTCCCTACTAAGCGAGTCTGATCAAGCCTGTGCTTGAATCATTTGTCGGCATGGTTAAGGTAAATGTTCCAGCAGTTATCGTCTGGCTGCCAAAGGTATGGACACTAACTGCCTTGTTTGATTGGCTTGAGTTGTAGATCAAAACAGCATCAAAAGCAGTTGTCAGAGTCACATTGGAGTATGTGATGCTGGCGCTTGGAGTCACAAATGCCGTTGTGCTGGTAGAGCTTGGCGCTGTGCCAAATGTCACCGTCACACCGCCAGCCGTGTAATTTGTGCCAGATACCTCGCCAGTTGCTGAATAGGCGGTTGTCGTTGCGTTGACCGTGGCAGACGCAAGGTATAGCGCAGCCTTGAAAGTATCGGCAGTTGATGCGGTGTGCGCTGGTACGCTGGTAGAAAATGCGTGTACAGCGTTGAGCAGATCAACCTTGAAACTTGTACACATTGCTTGCGTGTTAGCCATGATGTTTCCCTTAACCCAAAGATTGAGCGACTGCTTCACCAGTCACATTGCGTTTTAAGGTCATATGGACTGAGCGATGCACAAGCTCGCCTTCTAGCCAATATTCCACCCAGTTCGTCGTCTCGTTGTCGGTGTCGATAGAACCTTCTCGCTTCTCCAGCAAGGAGACATCCATCTCACCCTTTGTCGTGTTCACTAGCATCTGTTACCCCAAAGTTCTTGCGCGTGCAATCAATACACCGCCAGTTGAAGAGCTGCGATCATCTGCTTGCGTGACCTCTTCAAGACCAGCTCGATACATAGATGCCCATACAGCAATTCTCGCATCATCTTGCAGATAAGGAGCTGCTTGCATGAGAGCGCCATACAAGTAAACATCTGGAGCAGCAGTCAATAACCAGTTTGTTGTGTTGCTAGTTGATAACTTACTCAACTTTGCGTAATAAATCAACTCACCCGTATATGCGGTATCTGGTTCTGGTAGGTAGCGAAACTGCTCACCCACCACGGTAAAAAATATAGGCTTGGCAGCCGAGCGATATATAACCGCCAGATTGTCCATTGAGTCGATGGTCTCAAACCCCAATGGGGTAACGGGATTGGTATCAAGCTTAAAAGACTTTACTTCCAAGAAGTCAGCAGGTGTTGCCGAATATTCGGTAGTGATCGACGCAGTAGCACGCACGATCATCTGTCTGGTGCGCAGGTTTCTCTCGATCTGAGCCTCTGCCAGACTAATGAAGTCAGGGATAGCAGTTGTCAGGTCTGTGCGATTAAGCCAGTCCCCGACCGAGGTCTTCAGTTCAGCATAGGTTGTTAGCGCCATCTTCAGCCTTTTCTGCTTTCTCCAAGTCGCGCATCACCCAAGTGTGATCGTGCTTGAATTCAAAAGTCCCAATGTGTCCGATTTCCTTCGACACATCGTGGTCTATGTATATTTTAAAGCCAGCAGCCTGTGCTTTACGACAGAAGAAAACATCCTCACCAATATAGCCACGCTTGTCAGTTCTCCAAGGAGTCTCGAACCAAGGTTCTGTCAGTCTCTCAAAGACTCTACGCTTGATAAGCATCACGCCCATGCCGATTGAGCCAACCTCTTCAATGCCTGTCGATTCTGGCATTGTGTAGATGAGTTCTCTCTCGCCATTCTCACCATAGCGCTGGGCAGTCGGACCTGTCGGCATCCTGCGTCTTGCACAGTTCGTTGCCACTATGTCCAAGTCATGCGCAAGAAGTCTCTCAATCATGTCCTGCGGGAAGGTCATGTCGGAGTCAATAAATAGGACATGGGTGCAGCCCTCTCTCATTGCGTCTAGGCACAGATCAGCACGCTGGTTCTGAATGAGTGTGCCTTGCATAATCTTCAAGGACACCGCATCAGTCGTGTTGATCGTGTGATACGCCACCATGTTCACCATACAGAAGGTGAAATTAGCGTGAACCATGTCACGCGCTGGTGTGCAGACTGCAATGTAGTTTGGGGTCATACTTGTCCTGATCTAGTTCTGAAATACTGGTTATCTGGATTGTTGAGCCACTTCTTCATGTACTCCTGATCGTCCAACTTGCCCTCAGCCTTTAGTTGAAAGTAGATCGACATCGGGATACTGGCGACTCTGCTCCACTCGCCCCAACGAGCACGCTCATCGACTTGTGCGTACTCTTGTTTATTCTCTTCAATGATCGCAGTCACATCTTGTTGCGTCTGGATCGTTGCTTGCCCAGTCTCGTCGTCATAGTGGAAATAACGGGTTATTCCCTGATCTTCATCTGTGCTAAATAATCTTTTTTCGCTCATGTAAAAAAAGGGTCTGAGTTACCCCAGACCCTCTCGCTAGTTAGATCAAGATGTGATCAAGTCAGCAGCAATGCCGTGGGCATTCTCTGCCAACACTTTGTGACCCCACTCAACGATCAGCATACGCTTTTCAGCGTCGCCAGTCTTTGCCAACTCAATTTGTTGGTATGGGCGTAACACGGTCATCTTTGCGTAATCTGGATCAATCACAAAAGCGTCACGCTCACGCTGGAAGCGGTTAGGCACGACTTGCACATTGCCGAAGTCAGACACATAGATGTCTGCTGCGCCAATGATGGTTGCAGGACGAGCGCCACCGTCAATGTTGAAGCGTGAAGATGCAATGCCAGAGAAACCAGACACGCGCTGCTTGTTGACTGGACCAGTCATCAAGATTTTTGGTGTGCCACCAGAAGTCCAAACTTGTTGAATAACATTCTTCAAAATGGTCTCTGTAAAGGTACGCACATTGCCGTCGGTACGAGAGCTGTTAGGCAGAGTTGTATACGATGGGTTAGCACCGTTAGTCTGCATATCGTAGTTGGTCTTGATATATGCTTGCAAAGAAGCAGTACCACGAGCAACTGAAGTGCTACCAGCAGCAGCGACAGCACCGTTCAACATTGAGAACTCTTGGTCACGCTTTAATTCAGCGCTACGCTTGGCAATTTGGTATGCCAATTCAGATTTTCTTCCAGCCTTGTTGACGGTCTCTTCAGTTGCAGACAAGACGATTGTTTTACGGCTGATCTGTGCATAGTTTTGCAAACGCACAGTAGCAGTAACGCTATCAAAAGAAGTTACATCGTCGCCTTCGAGCTGCTTGTTAGCTGCTGCTGCTGCGAGTGTGTCTGTTTGATATTCAAACAAAGAGTTGCTGATTGACTCACGACCGATGTTACTCATGTAAGGAGTCTCTTCGGGAGAGATGTTCGTGATGATGTTGGATAAGTCCTCTCGGATACCCTTCGCATCAAATGTGGTGAATGTGTTGGTTACGATTGCCATTTGAGTGTCCTATTTCAAAAGAAGTTCTATTGCGGAGGCAGCGTCATCGACGCGACCTGACTTTGCAAGACGCTGTTTTGCGCGAGTAGCTTCAGTTGTTTGTGAGACGCGACCTGCTGCACTAGGCTTGGCAGGGCGAGGACCGTTGTTGACGACAGGCTTGATCTGTCCACGCTTGGACATCATCTGGTCATAGAGTGCTGCTTTACGCAACGCAATGACAGCTCTGTGGTCATACACGTTCTTGAGTTCTTCCTCACTAAATCCGATCTTCTGACCAAACTCAATGAGTAGAGCTTTTTCAGCCTTAGCCTTCTTGGAATCTTTCCACTCAGGTACGGCTTGGATCAGGGCTTCTTGCTGTGAGGCAAGGTGAGCTTGCATCTCCTGTGCTCTTTGTTGCGCGGTGAGCTGAGAAAGACGCTGCTGTTCAGATTGAATGGCTGCGAGTTTGTCTTGCTTGTCGCGCAACAACTCACGCTGTCTCACCCACTCGATAGGGTCTTCGTTATAAAGACGGTCTAAATCGACTGGTGCTTCAGCGCTCTCAAGTTGCTGTTTTAAGGCTCCCAATAACTGGGCGTACTGTTCACGCTCGGCACGAATTGCAGCAGCCTCAGCCTCGACAGCCTTGCGGGTCTCAGCGATCTGTTGCGTCTTTCGTGTGTAGTCCTGAGTTCGTGAATATCCTTTTTGAAGTTCGTCTAGCGTGACCTCGACCTCTTTACCGTCAACTTTGACGGTGTAAACCTCGGCTGGCTGTTCTTCTTCTTCGGTTTCTTCACCTTCTTCAGACTGTTCCTCTGTCGTTTCGTCACTCAATTCGTCGTCTTGCACATCGAGTTCTTCATCGACAGAGACCGCGACCTCTTGAGTTTCCTCTTCGGTCAAACGCGCCTTGTCAGTTTTCTGCTGTTCTCCATCAAGTGGCAACATCATCTGATCAAGAGCACTAGCTGCATCAGCTACGGTCATAGGTTGTGTTATTTCCATTTCCTACTTCCTTTACACCAACGACTTTTGTTCACGCTCAATCTGGCGCTGTGCGACTTTTCCGTTGTCCATGATCTTGCTGATCTCGGTTCGGAAGTTGTCAATCGCACGCAACATATGCCAAGCGTGTTCTC